ATGAAGTTATAAGCGGTACTAACACCGCCACAACGAAATAGCCCCCAAAGCTTTGGTGATCCGCGAGATTCAGCGGTTTGTAGTGGTAGGCAATGTTGCGCTGGTCCATGATGCTCCTGGGAATGAATTCCGTGTCCTTGGGGTCGTAGATTTCGTACTCGAACACTCCCATTTGTTCTACAGTGTTTAGAGTTGTGGGATCGATGTTTGGTGGCACCCTCACTACCATGAGTGCGCCTCCGTGAAAACCGGTACCTGCAATTTTTAGCTTGAAGCCAATGCCCCCACCCCAAGCGTTGTATGGAGCTGTAAAGTATTGGATGATGTTGTTGCACGATTCGGGGTGAATCGGTACTGTGTACAGGACTGTTCCAGGCAGTGCTCCCGTGCTCCAAGTTAGGATAGCAGATGGGATCCACTGCTCGTACATGTACGGATCCAACACATTTGCTTGTCCTGCTGTACTGCTCACTATTGCGCCAGAACTTGGAGCTGCAATATTGATTTGACTTAGAGCTCCTGTTGAAGCCCCATCTACTGAAGTCTGTTCTAACGACGGGTCCGCTGCGGCGGTAGGTGGTGCCGATGACATCTCTTAAATATGACGGAACGTGAGTTCCTGAAGCTGTATAGTCAACTATGCGTTCAAGTTTACTTTCAGCAACCAAATCGTGTTCATATTCCGGACACTCACTCCACGGAGTAGGGGTGTTAAACAACATTGCACCAAGTACATCTTCGCGTGTGTAAAACCTGCCATAAGAAATATTCCATTTCTTGCAGGCACCTCGCAAATGTTCACAGATCTTGTTGTAAAATTCTGATCCCACAATAGCAGCCTCCATTAGAGCAGCATCAATTGCTCCAGTGATTGTGACAGGGTCAAAGGCAACTTTTTGAGGCTCCAAACAATAGATGTGTGGCTTATCTGTACACCAATTGAGGATTTTGGCAAATGTTTTTGGTTCCAATTTTCCAATGTAATAATTTCCAATGCGTTGAAAGTTGCGCTTTAGAAATGACATTTGCATAATGTGCTTGTATTCCTTGATTTCAGAGTCTTTGTCAGCAGTGGTAACAACTTGTCCCATTTCACCCTCAAGAACGGTTATGAGGGTTTTGAAATTGAACCATCCCAAAACTTCTTCTCTAACTGAAAGCATGTTATCATC